GACAACCGTCATATCATCGTTGACTCGCGGCATAAGTCCCTCAACTATCTCATACAAGGATCGTCAGCGATCGTCGCAAAAAGATGGTTGGCTTTAGCAAATGAATCTTTACCAAAAACTGCTAGACAGCTTGCATTCGTTCATGATGAATTACAATTTGAATGCAAAGAAGAAGATAAAGAAGATTTAAAATTTCTTTTAGAACTTACAGCAACTCAAGCAGGGGAATATTATAAACTCAGATGTCCAATTGCAGCCGAATCACAATCGGGATTGACATGGGCAGATGTACATTAACATATGAAAATATTAGTAGATGCAGACTTCATCGTATATAAGTCATGCGCGGCGGCAGAAACTGAAATTGATTGGGGTGATGATACTATCCTTGTCACTAGTAAGTTTAGTGACGCTTACAGCGCGGCAAAGCGAGAACTTACCAAGCTTAAAAACAAACTTGGGTCATTCTCTGATATAATACTGTTCTTTTCTGACAGTACAAATTTTAGGAAAAAAATATTCCCGGCATACAAGGGACATCGTAACCGTAAGAAGCCCTGCGGATATAAACGTGTCATCAATGCTCTTAGAGAAGAGTATAAGGTTATTATTAAACCAACCTTGGAAGCCGATGATAGTCTTGGCATTTATGCTACGAAATATCCAGGGAATATAATAGCCTCACCTGATAAGGATATGAGGCAGATACCAGGGCAATTGTATAATTTTGAGGAAACTTTCACAATCGATCCCGAAGCCGGAGCTGCTTGGCATCTTATCCAGTCGATTTCTGGAGATCAAACTGATGGATATGGCGGCGTCCCTGGAATCGGAGTTAAAAGAGCAGAAACGCTCTTCAAAGAGAAAGGATATACCTGGAAAGCAGTCGTCGAAGCTTTTGCTGAGAGAGACCTTTCAGAAGAAGAGGCATTGATTAATGCTAGACTCGCTCGCATACTTACAGTAGACGATTATGACTTCAAAAAAAAAACACCTAAATTATGGTCCCCCACCTCCAGTTACAGAGTTAACTATGGAGCAAGAGTTCCAGATGAAAAAGTTAGAACTAAGGTTAAATAGTGGCGAAGTTAAGTACGAAGATCTTGTTACTGTTTTCTTAGCAATGCAACATCAGAACTTCGTACTAGCAAATTCAATAACAAATTTAGTTGACAAATGGCCACAGGTCCCACCTATTACAAACGAGGTTCTGCCGATGTTTGGGATTTTATTAGAGACCAAGGATTAAATTTCCACCTTGGTAATGCTATTAAGTATATCTGCCGAGCAGGTTACAAGGATAGTAAAATACAAGACTTAGAAAAAGCAATTCACTACCTAGAGAATGAACTCCACCATGAAGAAAACCTTTCTATCCGAGCAGGCGAAGGAATTCCGATCCAAATATCAGATTCAAAACCGTGCTGACAGAGCTAACAGATCTCGTCAACATAAATTAATTGTTGAAGAGTTTAAAGAGTTTCTTGAAGCTGAAGGTATGCTTTTTATGCATGGTAGGAATCATCAAGCTGATTGCTTAAAAGAATTAGCTGACCTTGTTTATGTCTGCTATCAATATGCTGAGAATATGGGATGGGATTTAGACGAAGCTCTGAATCGAGTCCATGAAAGTAATATGTCCAAACTCGATGAGGACGGTAAACCAATATATCGAGATGATGGAAAGGTTCTAAAAGGACCTAATTATAAACCACCTGATCTATCTGATTTATTTTGAAATGACTGCTAACGTAATATCTCGCACAGGGCGGGTCCAATCATGGTTGGATAATCCTGAATCAAGACTCCCAGTTTCATGCACTGTTTTCGTCGTAGAGGATTCTATGGAGGGAGAAAATGGCATCGAAGCAAGCTGGCGATATGTATCGCATGGACTCAGATTTGGCGCGGGAGTTGCGGTCCATCTATCTAAGCTCCGTCCCAAAGGAGCAGAAAACGGCAGAGGTCTTACAGCTTCTGGCCCAGTATCATTCGGTAAAATCTACTCAACCTTAAATGAAACATTACGGAGAGGAGGTGTCTACAAGAACGGTGCTGTTGTACTTCATCTTGACCTCGATCACCCTGACATCCTTGAGTTTATTAATGCTTCCAGGGAGGAACTCTCATGGGTCAAACGATGCGTCGATATTGATGAGGCAAAATGGCAAAGCTGTGATAATCAAGTAAAGGACGTTTTATTACATGGAATTAAATCTGGAGACATATGGCTTAACAAAATCAAATACGATACCAAAGGAGAACGAATTTATGGCAACGTCTGTCTTGAGGTTTACCTGCCCTCACGCGGAACATGCTTGTTACAACATGTCAATCTCTCAGCCTGTGAGCTTGGCACCATCGAGCAGGCTTTCGATCAAGGTATGTCCCAGCTGTGCGAGCTCCATAGTAGGACAGGTGTCGGAGCAACTGGAGAATACTTGCCAGCTGATATCGACCGCCAGGTTGGGCTCGGAGTACTCGGCCTCGCAAACCTCCTCAGAAGATACCATGTAACTTATGATGAGTTTGGTAGACAATTAGAGACCGTTAATAAAGGTGAATACGGTTCTGGTATAGGCTATCAGCTAGCATTTAATTTAATGTTAGGTATACATAGAGCTGCTGATATTGCTGAAGAAAATAATATGGTACGTGCTTTTGCTATAGCACCTACTGCCTCTTGCTCATATAAGAGTGAGAGTTTGGACGGCTTTACAGCTACACCAGAAATAGCACCACCTATAGGTAGATGGGTTGATAGAGACTCAGGAACCTTTGGTGTACAAAGATATAAATATGGCGATGTAGAAATCGCTAGTGAAGTAGGCTGGACAGCTTACAAGAAAGTAGCAGATCAGATCATGATTATGTTAGACAATACGGGACTTCTTCACGGATACTCATTCAACTCTTGGAGTGATGTAGTAACCTACGATCGTGAATTCGTGGAAGAGTGGTTAGTTTCACCCCAAACCTCCCTTTACTATTCCTTACAAGTAATGGGCGACGTGCAAGATAAAACCGATGCGTATGCAGCATTAGATCAGACCGAAGTCGATGATTACTTACAGGACATCCTCTCTGAGAAATCAGACGAGACCCCGATAACCTGCGATTGTCAAGAATGAGAACACATCCTTATACAACACTATTAGAAAGAAAAAGAAAATGGACACCAGTCCAAGGAACAAAGGGAGTATGCCGTGAAG